CACATGTTAGTGGTCCGTTGTCACCAGCTTCTCTGATCATACCAACTGAACGGTAGAATTGATCTAAGATAGTTGCTAAATCAAATTCATCAACTGTTAAGCCAGCCATTGCTGTTGATACCATAGTATCTACTTTTGCTGCAATTGCGTTACCCATAACTCTACCCATGTCATTTGCGTTAATACCGCCAATGTCACGTAATGTAGTTCTTGCTGCAATTAGTTCTAAATCAAGGTTAACTGCTGCTGCACCTGGCTTAAGAACAGTTAAGTCTACGCCTGGATCTGCTTCAGTAGTAATTGATTGAGCTGCTACTGCATCTAGTTTTGCTACTTTAACTGAGTCTGAACCTGCTGGAACGTCTACAGTTGGAATCAATACACCAGGAAGGTATAGTGAGTTTTCTTGTGCAGCAAAGATTGTTGCTGCTTGTGTTGGGACCATTAACTCTGGTAAAGAGAATCCTGATCCATATTGGTTAGTTGTTGCCATAATATTTTATCCTTTATATTATAAAATTAAACTTTGCCTTGTGCTTTGAGTTTTTTGTATATTTCTCTATGCTCTGGCTTGTTTAAATCAAGTTGTGCTAGATCCAAACTCTGTGGATCAGCGTTATTTGTATTACCCGTAGAACCTGCACCACTTGGGCCGGCACTTTTGAAATACGTGTTTCCAGATAAGAACTCTTCAACTAGGTTGTGAACTGTCATAGGATCTGCATTATCCGTATAACGTTGTTTACCTTCTTTGTCAGTAACCATTACGTTACCGTCTTCTCCTAGTTTAATCTGTCCTCTCAGTAGTTGAGCTACGTGATCAGGAGCAACACTTTTGGCTTTAGATGCCGCATCAATTAATGCACCATCAATCTTAATAGTTTCAAGCTCAGAACGTAGTCTATGGATTTCTCCTTCTGACTTTTCCTTTTGCTTTTTAAGAACACCGTTAAAGTCTTCCTTATTGATCAGTTTCTCTTCCTCAACTTGCTCTTTCAAGCTCTTGAGTGCGTTGTATTCCTCTAAGTCAACATTTTCAAACTTCTTGTTAACTTGGGCAATCCTTTTACCAATCAGTTCATTTACCTCTTCTTGAGTGAACGTCTTAGTTTCAACCTGGGATTCTGTATTTTGGCCTGTTGCTGTATCCCCAGTGTCTACAGTTTCAGTTTGCATTTCTGCACCATGAGTTTCAATTGTCATGTCAATATTCCTTTGTTAAGTTAGGGTTAGGGTGTAATATTACACCACACTTACTTTATATGTTTATTTATCCTTTTGGATTTCATTCATTGGGCATCCAATAGTGTCTGCAATTGTATCCACCACGGACTACAAAAGCATCACCTGGCTCTTTTCCAGCCCAACTTCTGCTACTCCAAATGCTTTGTATTTCATCTATAGTGAGTTCTTCACCTAACATTTCCATACAAAACGGTCTGCTACTTTCAATAATGCTACCACTGTATGTGAACTTTTCAATTCCCAAACGTGTGGCTCTTGCTTTTGCAAATGCACCATCAAAACTTCCTACAACTTTATCTACTACAGTAGACATCAATACAGCCAAACTAGCTGATGTGTTTACTGTTTTAGGTAATTTACTTTTTATTTGTGCAGCTAACTTACTAAGATCCTCTGATGGTGTTCCTGGTGTTAGTTGCATCTTACGTAGTTTACGTTGCATACTGCGTATACTTGGATCATTAGTTTCCATTTGTATTCCGCTAATTCTTGCTCTTGCACTTTCTACAATCTGTGTTATGGCCAATCCTGCTACAGTGGCTAATACTACTGTGCTTACTACATCTTCATCAGCACTTTGAAATGTTTTACTTAAACTATCACTGCTGGTTTGAATTAATGTATTAGCTGTAGTGTTATCTTCTATAGTGCCTGGATACTTGCTTTGTGCTATCCAGTCATTGCTAATGTCACTAAGAGGTTGTGCCACAGATCTCACAGTCTGACTGTTCCTATTAAACGCTGCAATGATCTGTGGTCTTACCAAGTCAACTGGTAGACCTTGGGCTACCAGTTCCGCTACTTCATTCTCTAAACTCTTTACACTATCAAAAGTGTCTGCATCTATTGAATCAAGTGTGCGTTGTAAGACCTTATCATGTTTTTTAACATTGAAAGCCAAATTTATTCACCTTCATGTTTAAAGCCCATTTCTTCTAATGCCAAATGTTGTGCTTCATCTGTAACAACTACTGGCAATCCTGAAATAGGATCTGTCATTTCATGGACTTCAAAGTCTGAAGTTTCCATGTCTGCTAATATCTTTGATTGTATTTGATCATCATCTACTACTAGTGCAACAACTTGTTTGCTGATCTCATCTTGGAACATCTTGTTGTTTACACCTGAACTACGTGCTTGCATAAGCAAGTTAAGTTCTAAATGTTCATCACGCATATCAAATGTGTCTGGATAATCAATAGTGAATGTTTCTGGATAGTTCATATCTTGCCAATCCATCCATATGTTCCACATTTGTAGTTCTGTTTCACGCAATGTATCTGCAATGTCTGCCAGTTTAGCGTTTAATAACTGACGTTCTGTTTGTATTGCTACACCTGACATTGGAGTGCCATTTGTAGCTTGTATGCTTGACGTATGTGTCATACGTTGTATTGCTTCTACTGAATTTTCAATTGTTTTAAGTATTGAATCTGCTGTGCTTAGTGTTGGTTGTAGCAAATATGGTTTTAATCCAGCGTCAACACTTTCATCTAAGTTAAGTATTGAACCTGCACCTGCTACAGCATCTGTGCTTGTAGGCTTAACTAATGTAGGGTGTCCACTTATTCTAATAGCCTGTTCAGCCTCACTAAGTAGGTTGTAGATAAACTTTTGTTGGTTAGCCACGTCTGCAATCAAACTGTAGCCAACACCTTTTGTTGGTGACTTTAGTGGAGCATGAAACACAAAAGGAATGTAACCCAATGGGTTGTCATGTTCTTCATATGCACTAATACTACGGTAATCACCAGTGTTTTCATCTTTGGTTACTGTGTATTTGTGAACACTATCTTTGTGCCAACAAGTAAATACTACATGTTCATCATTTTCACTCTCTCTCACTTTGATATATTCCAATTGCATTTTGCCTGCAATATCACGTTCATAATACCAATCTAATAGATTTTGTGGTGTATACATTGCTGCATAAGCACGTATAGATAATGCTATTGCTTCTGCTTCTGTTTCTACTTTGTAACTTGGTTTGTCTACTAGTATCCAAGTGCTTCCATGCACCATTGCCAAATCATTTGCTGTTTTTAAGAAACTGTCCATGCTTTGACCTTCTTGGTCTGTGTCTTCCATCCATTGTTCTACCAATGGGTTATTGATCAACAGTCCAATATCACGTTTAGGTAGTGTTCTAAACAAGAAGCTACGGTAAATGTCTACTGTTGTTTGCACATGGTTATCTAATGGAGTGCTGTTAAGGCGTTTTCCATACTGGTCCCCAGGCGCTTGATTTTCACCAATGTATTGTGTTAAGTAACTACCACCTTTATACAATTCACCACCCACGTATGATTTGTAATGATAGTTGGCCTGTTCAGCTACAGAACTGTAACTTGGATGGGTTTGTTCTAGTTGTTCTAATGTTAACATAATTATATTTCCTTTATAAAGGTAGTCATTCAATAATGATCAGTTATTGTCACTCTATATCAGTTATTTATCCTTTTAATAATGTCCAAATAACTGTGCACCTACGGGTGCGTCTTTTGGTTTGTTTGTTCTGATAGGGTTTATCCAATGCACAAGATAACCTAATGCATCATTCATGTGGTCTAAATTACCACCTTTGTCTGGAATATGTGTGCCTAACTTGTATGTTTGGCTACTAATACATTTGATCAAGTTCTTACACTTGGGATCAACACGTAGTTTTACACTTCCGTCTACTGATTTAAGGCTTGCATTTACACTTGCAATCCTGTCTTTAACAGGTGGATTAATACTTTTAACTTTTAATGTAAATCCACTGTTGCGTAGTATGTGATGGTCTGAAGTATTTGAACTGGTTTTTCTTGCTTGTCCTGATGCATCTGGATACACCCATAACCTATTGTCCGGATATCTGTTTAG